GAAAACGCTACAACCGATATTGAACGTACTGAAACTACCGAAGCACACAATGCTTCAACATCGGAAGATGAAATCGAAGACGACGCGGAACAACCTGATGAGGACTCCGAAGGCGTTGAAGGCGATGAAACTGAAGATGCAGCGGACGACGAACAGGCAGATACTTCAAATGCCATTCCAGACGACACACTCGTAGACGTTAACGGCGAGAAGTTCACGGTAAAGGAATTGAAGGAAGGCTACAGACGTCAGTCCGATTACACGAAGAAGATGCAAGAGATTGCCTCACTCCGCAAACAGTGGATGGTGCAGGAAGTCGATAAGCATCAAATTCGTAGCGCGTTTGAAAACCAGATCAACGGCCTGATGACGGTCGTTTCTCAAGAGTTTGATCTCACGGAACCGAATTGGGAAGCGGAATGGGAAAACGACCCATACGAAGCCCAGAAGAAGAAGTTCCAGTGGGAGAAGCAGCAGGAAAAGCGCATCAAGCGCCTCCAAGAGATTGCTGGTTATAAAGCGCAGATCGACGAACAGAAGAAGCAGTTCGAGGTCGAACAAACACGTCAACGTAAAATCGAAGCACGTGAAGTTCTAGCCAACGAAATGCCCGAAGTGTTCGGAGATAAGCACGCCAACACAAATCTTGGTGCTGTTGAAACGTTCCTCAATGAACAGGGCGTTCCAGCGGACATGATCGCAGGCATCGATAATCCGGTGCTGATCAAACTCGCATATTTCGCGATGCAGCATTTGAACATCGCAAAGCAAGTTCCGAAGGCAGTGAAGGCGGTTGAAGCAAAGCCAGTTATGGCCGCGCCTACAACATCTGCATCCTCAAAGAAGCCAGCCGGCGACCACGTGACCAACTCGATCCGCAGATATCAGAAGACGGGTTCGGAAGACGATGCAACGGCGATCTTCAAAGACCTTTTGAATAATTAATTAAGGAGAAGCCAAAAATGGCCATCACAAAAACTTCCGATCTAAAGACAATCAAGCAGTCGTGGCACGAAGCCGTTTCCACACTCGACCGTGAGGAAACACCTTTCCTGAGTTCGATTGGCACAACTTCGACCACAAACATCCTTCGCGAATTCTTCTCCAAGAAGTTGAACGATGCGGCTGCAAACGCACAGGCTGAAGGTGCTGATGCTCCGACAGCAACTAGCACGCTCGCAACACGCGCGGCTAACGTTTGCCAGATCTTCGCTAAGACACGCTCGGTCAGCACAACTGTTGAAGACAGTTCCACTGTTTCCAACGTTGACCACATGGCAGAGCAGATCAAGGACGCTTCCAAGGAAATCAAGCGCGACATCGAGAAGGCTATCACTGGTCCTCAGGGTTCGGTTCTTTCCGGTACTCGCGAACTTGCTGGTGCAGAAGCGTGGATCAAGACCAACGCATCGCATGGCACTGACGGTGTAACCGGCGGCTATAATCCAACAACCAACGTTGTTGCTGACGTTGTAGACGGTACTCTTCGCGAGTTCACTGAAACAATGCTCAACGACGCTTTCCAAGATATCTGGGAGCAGGGTGGTCGTGCGAAGACAATCATGCTCGGTGGTACACTGAAGCGCAAGTTGTCCACATTCAATGGCGGCACAACCGTTAATACGGCTGCTGACAAGAAGACAATCGTTAACGCGGTTGACTACTACGAAGGCGACTTCGGCAAGTACATTGTAAAGCCGAACTTCATCATGCGTACCCGCACAGTTCTGCTCTTGGACGAAACCACATGGGCTGCTTCTTACCTCACCAAGTTCACTAAGAAGGACTTGCCTGCTGGTGGTCTCTATGAGGCCAAGATGATCCATGCGGAACTTACGCTGGAAGCACGCGACGAAACCGGCAACGGTAAGATCGCCGACGTTCAGGCCGCAGCGGTCTAATCGAACTAACGAAGGGGCCTAATTGGCCCCTTCATTTTATCGCCCGATAAAAACAATAACAAAGAGGCGAACGTGAACAATGACAATATTCTCGACCTCACCATCGACTTCTTCCTGAAAGACGGAGAAACGAAAGTCGTACATGAGGACGCAAACAAAACCGTAGTCTGGACACGCCAAGGCAACCACGTTGTCGAAGACGTTTACCACCGCAATTTCCAAAGCCTGCTTGAACAGAATGCCGAAGAGGCAAAGGCGTTCAGCGCAACCGGCAAACTCGGCACGAACGTAAAAGTCGCGAGCATCCCGGCCAGCATCTACTACGCATGGGAACAGGAAGGCATCACAGAAGACGACGTTGAAATGGCACGTCGCCTGAATGATCCTGACTACAAGAAGTTCCGCGTGAACGGTTTGAGGCTCTAACATGGCCCTGAACGATTACGCCGCTCTTCAATCCAAGATCATCGAATACGCCGAAGAAATCAGCGTTGACGAGCCAATCGGCGATTTCATCGCCTTGGCCGAAGTCGAATTGAATGTGATCCTCAAGCACTACCGCATGGAAACTGAGGCCGTCCTGACGACCACAGCCAATGCGGTGGAACTGCCAGACGACTTCCTCGAAGCCCGCCTTATCGAAGTCGATGGCAAGATGGCCGTGCGTGTCAGCATCTACGGCGACGTTCTGAACTTTGATGAGATCGGCTATTACCAAGTCGGCAACACCTACAAGATCGTACCCGAGCAGGACGAGCCGCGCACGGTGCGTCTAGTCTACTACCGCAGCCTGACACCGCTGTCTGATGCAAATCCGACCAACTGGCTGCTGACGAAATTCCCGAACGTATATCTGCGCGCGTCACTCGTGCAGGGCTACAAGTATTTCGACAATCCACGCATGGAAGCATCTGAGCAAGCAGCGCTGGATAAGGCGCTTGCGCTTGTCGATGCGGATCACCGTCGCGCGTTCAACAGCGGCAATACCATCATCTTCGATGGAGGTATGGCCTAATGCTCGTTGATAGCGTGTTCGGTCCATGGACCCCTGATCTTCCCGACCTGAACAATCCGGGTGTGACTGTCGCACATAACGTCACTCCGGGTGTCGGCTCGATACCTGGCAGTGTCACCTATGGCCCGATGAAACGCGCCAGCGTCTATTCGGCTACCTCGATGGCTTCACGTCCCTTGGGCACGGCTGTTGGGCAGGATAGTTTGGGCACCGCCAAAGTCTACGGCGGTTGCGCAACGAAACTCTACAAGGTCAATCCAGCGGATCAGCAATGGCTCGACGTGAGCCGTGCTGCTGGATACGCGACCGCTGACACCGAGCAATGGCGCAGCGCGCAATATGGCTCTGCCGTGATCATGTCCAACTACACGGACGCACCGCAGTTCATCGACATGAACGTGGACACGCAATTCGCTGACCTGACGACCCTCGTGCAGGGCAGGTATGTCAGCGTGTTCAAGAATTTCGCGATCCTCGCGAATACCTACGACCCATTCGACGGCGCAAAGACAAACCGCATTCGCTGGTCCGCAGATGGAAATCCGTTCGATTTCAACTTCTCTGTCGCCACGCAAAGCGACTTCCAAGATATCAACGACTTCGGCTCGATCACTGGTGTTGTCACGGACGATTATGTCTGGGTGCTGATGCAGCGCGGCATTGTCCGCATGACCTATATCGGCGCTCCGTACGTTTTCCAGTTGGACACCGCTTGGAATGGCAAAGGCTGTTCGGTTCCGCAAAGCGTGGTCACAGTCGCCGGTAAGACCTTCTTCCTCAGCGATGATGGTTTCTACCAGATGGAAAAGGGTGGCTTCTCCAACATCGGTATTGGCAAGATCAACAAGACATTCCTCGCGGATGCCGACTTGAGCAAAGCCCACCGCATGAGCGTTGCTGCTGATCCAGACACCTCGCTCGTGTACTGGCAATATTGCAGCAAGGCCGCAACAGACGGCTCTCCTGACCGGATCATCATCTACAATTACGACACCGGCTGTTGGTCCGACGCAGATGCGACAAGCGAAATCATCTTCAACGCGATGAGCCTGCCTTGGACAATCGACCAACTCGACGTTTACGGCACGATCGATGATATCCCGGTAAGTTTGGATAGCGCAGTTTGGGCCGGTGGTAAGCCAATGCTCTGGGGCGCAAGCCTTACCGGCGACATTCTCGTTCTTGGTGGAGCAACGCTCCAAGCGACAATCGAGACGCAAGAGCAACACCTGATCAACACGCTTCGGATGATCAACCCGCAGACGCAGGGTGATCGAACAACCGTCATCGGCGTTCGACCATTCTACGAGGGCAATGGTGCAACTGCCTCGCTCAGCGTGGGTACTCGCGCGCTGACCAACGACACAGTTGAATGGACGCCGATCAAAACGGCAGGCGGTCGCAAGGGCTTCGCATATTTCCGAAAGCAGAGCCGGTTCCATCGTTTCCGATTGCTGCTGAACGGCGAGTGGACACAAGCATCGCTCCTGCAAATTGAAGCAAATCCAGCCGGGTATAGATAAATATTCGCATGAGAATCCCGTCGATTAGTGATGCGCGAAACGCGACCCAACTCCAAACAACCGTCAATCAGGTTGTGCGGCAGGTTAGCGACAACACAGGACAGTTTACGCTCACCAACGGCGTAGCGAGTACCATCGTGCAGAACCCGAAGGTCAACACGTTGAGCGTCATTTCGATTGCAGCGCCTCGCACAGCGGCAGCAGCAGGCGCAGTGACAACGACGTGGATCAGCAACATTGGCACAGGCCAATTCACCGTAAATCATGCCAACGCGGCAACAGTTAGAACATTCGATTACGTAATTCACGGAGTGTAATGGCAGTCACAAAGCACGATAATTTTGAGACATTCACACGCGAATATCATCGTTATCGTAGCCTACTGATTGAAGCCCTCAAGCATTCCCACGGCCACACGATTGAACAAATCGACGCTGGCTTGATCAATCGAGATTACCAGTTCTGGACCACTGACAACGCTTGCGCTGTGACATCGCTCACGGAGTGGCAAGGCAAGTCCGTGTGCTGCTTCTTCCTCGTAGCGGGCAACAAGTCCCGCGCATTGCTCGAAATCTTCGAAGTCGGTTTGCCCTCGGTCGAGGAATACGCGCGGTCGCATGGCTGCGAAGGCGTGCTCGGAATTGGCCGAGCCGGTTGGTCACGCATCACAACAGCATTCGGTTTCACCACCCACAAAGGGGACGACGAAACGATATATTTTAAAGGACTTGCATAATGGGTAGCACGCCAAAAGAGACCACCACAAAAACAGAACCATGGGACGGCGCGAAAGGCTATCTGCAAGAGTATTACGCGAAGGCTGATGCTCTCTTCGATAAAGGCGCTCCGCAGTATTATCAGGGGTCCACTGTTGCGGATCAATCCAAAGCGACCAAAGACGCGATGGCGCAGCAGGAAGCGATTGCTCGTGGCGGTCAAGGCACGGCTGCGCTGACCAACGCGCAGAACGCAGTTGCCAATATTGCTGGCGGCTCGGCTAATCCCACACAGGCCCAGGACACGCTTTCCCGTTTGCAGAGCAGCACGGCCGCTGGAGGCAATCCCGCGCTAGGTCAGGTTGCCAATGCGAACGCCTACACAAACACCGGCTTAGGCTTGCAACAGCAGCAGGCGAACAATCTGGCTTCATCGAAGAACCCGGTGTTGTCGAACCTCATGGCTACGGCATCCGGCGCGAACGTCGGTAAGAATCCATACTTGGACCAGATGGTCGCGACACAGCAGGGCAAGATTGCCGACCAGTTGAAGAACGTCACGATGCCGGGGATTTCCGGTCAGGCGAACATGCTGGGTCGTTCAGGTTCGAATGCGTTCGCTACTCAGTTGAACAACGCGACATCGACAGCAGCGGAAGCGATGGGTCGAGCAGCAACCGACATGTACGGTGCTCAGTACAACACCGATATTCAGACACAGTTGAACGCGAACCAGCAGGTCGGAAACTTCTATAACAGCGACCAGCAAAACCAGATTTCCGCAAATGCGAACGTGGCGAACACGAGCAATTCACAGCAAGGTCAGCGCTTGGCCGGTTCGTCGCTCTACGGCGATCTCTACAACAGCGACGTCAACAACGGCTTGAACAACTCGAAACTCCAATTGGATGCAGCGAATAGTCAGGCTGGAAATGCAAACGCCGCTGCAAACACTCAGTTGGGCGCGGCTGGCATGGCTGGCGATACCTACGGCTACGGTTACCTGCCTTCGCAGCAATTGGGCCAGATCGGCGCAATTCAAGATACGCGCGCACAGGACGTGTTGAACGCCGATATTCAGAAGCACGACTTCGAGCAGACACAGCCGATTAGAAACATCGCGGACATGATCAACATGGTCAACGGCGGTGGCTATAACAACGTGACTACCCCTGTGTATTCGAACACGGCGGGTCAGGTTGCTGGTGGTTTGGGTTCGCTTCTCGGACTGCTCACACTTTGCGACGAGCGCACCAAGCGCATCATCCGTCAGATCGGCTTTATGCCGGTTGCCGATGGTTCGACAATCCCGATGTACGAGTTCACCTACAAGGACGATCCAGAGCAAACCACATGGGTCGGTCCGATGGCTCAAGAGGTCGAAGAGATCATCCCAGACGCGGTTATCGAAATCGGCGGTCGCAAACACATCATCACCGATACATTCGTGGAGGCCGCGTAAATGGCAAACTTCGATTTCCTAAGCATGTGGCAATCACTGACCGACGAGGACAAAAAGAAACTCCAGGAGCAGGCTCAAGGTGGTCTGCTCAACGTCGATCAGTCCGCACAGGCTCCAGCGCCCGCTCTGCTCGACACTTCGGCTCCTGCTGAACCTGAGAAGAACCGAACGATGTTCGGCCTGCTCGACGGCATCGTTCCGCAAGATGACGAGAAACGACAAGCCCTCGCAATGGCTCTCATCCAAGGTGGTGCTGGTGCTATGATGGCTGGTGGACCTAGCCGCGATCCAATGAACTTCGGTTCTGTCCTCGGTGCCGGTATCGGTGCAGCGGCAAAGGGCTATGGCGATGCTCGCAAGGATGGTCTTGAGGAACGTCTGACCAACGCGAAACTCGGCGCGAACCAGATCAAGTTGCAGCGCGATCAGGCGAACAAGGATGCTGTTGCCGCAATCGGTGTTGATCCCACAGGCAACGGCCCGATGAGCGTTTCCCAGATGAAGGCGCTCTACAAGTTGTATCTGGACAACGGCGAGTTCTCGGCTGCGAACGCACTGCTTGAACGTATCCAGCAACTCGATGACAGCCAGCGGAAGAACGGCGCACTGCTCGGTCCCAATGGCTACGAACTTGCTCCCGGCGTTGCGGAGTCGGCTGAAGACCTATCCCGCGCAAAGGATGCTGGTCAGTATACGAGCGACCGTAAGGACTACGAGTTCGGCCTTGAAGATCCGAAATTCCGTCAAGAACAGATTGACCTCAAGCGTGCCGGTGCAACGAACATCACCAATGGCGGTGGATCGGATAAGCAGATCTTCGACACGATGCTTGCTGAGAACGAGAAAGCCCGTCAGGCGCAAAACGGCTTGAAGGGTATCTATGAGGCACGCAACGCGGTTGAAAGCGGCGGCGTGTTCGGCGCTGGTGCTGACCAATTCCTGGGTCTGCGCAAGATTGGCCAGTTGATTGGTGTTGGTGACGTGGACAAGATCACGAACACTGAAACCTTCCGCTCGGCTATCGCTCCGCAGGTTTCGGCAATGCTCAAGATGACGGTCGGTTCGGCCAACATTTCGAACAGTGACCGTGAGTTCGCTGAAAAGGCTGCTGGTGGTTCTATCCAACTGGACGAGACCAGCATCACACGCCTGCTCGATATCATGGAGCGCGGCAACAAGGACTTGATCACCTCGTATAACAGCAAACTCGACACCGTTTATCCCGGCGACAACGACACCTTCAAACGAGAGCGTTCGGTTCTCGGTGGTGTTTCAGTTCCCGAATATACGCGGCCTGAAAAGAAGTCGAACCTGCTGGACATCGGTGAAGATGGAAAGGTCAGTCGCCCGGTCGAAACCCCACCGGCTGCGATCACGACAGTCGAAGATTACAACAAACTGCCATCGGGCGCGTCGTACATCGATCCCCGCACGAAGCAGATCAAGAAGAAGAAATAACTACCACAAGAAGCCCGATCAACGGGACGAGGTGAGACATTGGCAAGACCCGCATTGAATAACGATGCGCTTTACGCGTTCAAATATTATCAGGACAAATACAAACTCAAGCCGCATCAGGCCGCTGGTATTGTCGGCAATCTCTTCCAAGAGAGCACGATGAACCCGATGGCTCGCAATCCCGGCGATGGCCGTGATGGCTCCGATAGTATCGGACAAGGCCAGTGGAATGGCGACCGTGCAAGGGCACTGAAATCATTCGCAGCGGAGCGAGGCACGGATTTTACCGACCGCGATACGCAACTGGATTTCGTCATGCACGAAATGCAGGGACCAGAGAAATACTCTTACGACCGCTTGATGAGCGCGCAGAACGAGCACGATGCTGCCGCTGCGATGATCGGCTACGAGCGTCCACAAGGCTACAGCAGGGCAAACCCAACGGCTGGTCACGGCTGGGATAATCGTCTTGGTGTTGCGCAGGAACTGCTTGGTCGCACGCCGGAAGAAATCGCAGCGGCTGCACCTTCTCAGGTTCAGGCACGAGCACAAGGCCCGTCGCTTCTCGCTATCGATAAGCCGGAAGCACCCGTGATCGAAACGGCAAAAGCCGACAAGCCACTCATCGATATCCCGAAAATCCTGCCGGATGAAATCTTCGGCATGGACACGGCTAAGACCGGAAAACTGCTCGGCGGTCTCGGTGAGATGATGGGCAAGAACGCCGAGAGCATGAACAAGCAGGTCGCCAAAGGCGGTCGCACACAGGACGCGCCAGTGCAACTGACCGGAGCGGTTAGCGGCGTGACGCCAATGCGCGGTGACGGGACTGACGGAATGGAGCCGTGGGAACTGCTTCAAATGATGATGAAGCGCGGTAATCGCGGCGGGAGGCTCATCTAATGGCTGGTAGTGGAAGCATTTTAAAGAAGAAGCCGGAAGACGAGTTGTTCTCCCTCATGGACCAGGACGAGGTTGTCAGCGATGTTGACCCCGGCTTGGCTGCTTTGATGGATGCCGACGATGACGTTCGTGTCGGTCCAAATGAAAGCAATCTCGATCCCGAAGGCGAAGCACCGTGGAACGTCCGTATGGAAGTCGGTGCGCTTGAGAAGCCAGAGGACAAACTGGTCGCGCTCCGCAAGACCTATCCAGATGCGCAGCCAACGAAAGACGGCAGCAACTTCATGATGACAAACCCGGAAACGGGTAAGACCATCATGTACAATCGCGAAAGTTGGAATCCGCTCAATCTCACGGCCGGTGACTTTGCCAGCATCGCACCTGAGATCGGTGAAATCGGTGGCGGTATCGGTGGTGCTGTCGGCGGTGGTATCGGTGGTGCTGCTGTCGGTTCGGCAGTTCCAGTATTGGGCACGGCTGCTGGTGGTGTTGCCGGTGGTATCGCTGGTGCAGGCACAGGTGCAGTTGCAGGCCGTGAAGGCGTCCAGCGTGGTCTAAACTACCTGTTCGGCAACGAGGACACACGAACCGGCTCGGAACAATTGACAGACGCGGCTAAGACCTTCGCATTGAATGCGGCTGGTGAAGGCGCAGGCATGGCCGTTGCAAAGGGCGCAGGTGCATTATACGGCGCTGGAAAGCGATTTGTCGTAGGCGAGGCTGATGATGCGGCAAAGGCTGCTCAACGCGCAACGGATCTCCGCGCTATCGGTGCCGAGCCGACCGCTGGCATGGTCAATGGCAATGCCCGTATCGCGACAAAAGAACACGCACTTGCCGCAACAAATTCCGGCAAACGAATTCAGGAACGCATCTCGCAGGCTTTCGATGCCCAAGGTGATGAACACTTGCGGGTTGTTGATGGTCTCACAGGAGGCCGTGGAGCAGCGAGCAAGCAGGAACTAGGCGAGGCACTGCAAGGATACGCCCAGCGTGCCAAAGAAGCGGCTACAGCCCGCAGCGATGAACTTTACGGCCAGACCGCACAACTAACGCAGGGTGTGAAGGCCAGCGGCGACAATATCGGCGCAGAACTGAAGCGCCTGCAAGGCCAGCGCAAATTGCTCGGCAAGTCCGCTGAACTCAATCAGGGCAAAGCCTACGATGACGCTATTCGTCAGGCGTCGGCGATTGTCGAAGATGTCGGCAAGGGCGCTGATTTCAACACCCTCAAGCAGGCTCGTACCTCAATCCGAGAACTGGCAAACGATCCCGGTGCCGATGACGTTCTCAAGACCCGCCTGAACAGCGTTGCGGATGCTCTGACCAAGGACATGGAGGCCACTGCTAGTGCGGCTGGTCCTGATGCTTTGCAGGCATGGCGTAAGGCGAACAACCAGTTCCGTCGTCGTGTCGCGGATGACAGCATCTTCAACGAGAAGCAGTCAATTGATCCGATCCTCAAGATGACGCCGGACAAGGTGCACGACTATGTTCTTGCGCAGTCCACAAAGGGTGGCACTCGTTTGCAGGCCATTCGCCGTCAGATCGAGAAGGCCGGTGGACAAGAAGCGTGGGATGATCTCGCTGGTAACACAGTCCTTCGCATGGGCCGTCAGGTCACAGAGGCAGGCGAGAGCGTCTATAATCCGACCCGCATGTTCAACGAATGGAGCAGGCTTTCGCCGGAAGCGAAAGACGCGCTGTTCAAGGGCACGAGCCGTGCGCAGTATCGTCAGGACATGGATCGTCTTGCGCGTGTGGCTGAGAATTGGAAGCCGTATCAGGGCAAAGCCAATCACTCCAACACGGCTTCGCATCAGTCGGCATTGGCGGAAATGAACCCATTGGATCGCACGACGATCTTGGGTGCGTTGTTCGCTGGTCCAACTGGTGCAGCCACAGCGATTGCAGGCAAAACCCTTGCTTGGGGCGGTCGTCGTTATCAGGCCGCGTTGCTCGCTGACCCTGAAGTGGTCAATCGTTTTGCAGGTTTCTCGCGAGCATCGGTGGAAAAGGGCGGCACTCGCAAGTTCATCGAAGGCATCGCTTCGCTCGCCAAAACCGCAGCAAACCCGGCCACTCGCACTGCGCTCGACGAGTACCTACGCGAGATCAATTACCAAGAAAAAGCATGGGAACGGTAAATACGTAAGCGCGAGAGCGTGAGCACCGACAAAAACAATAAAAACAAGGTGGTAAACGCCAATGGCAGACATTTCAGATACAAAGTGGTCAGAACTTGACCCGTCGAATAACAGCGCAAGCCCGGATGGTATTCAGGGCAGTTATGCGCCGAATACGGTTGCTCCGATCCTTCGTGCAACTCGCGGTGCCATCAAGCGCGACTATGTGCAATCCAATCCCATCTACACGAGCACCGGCACTTCGACCGCTTACGTTCTGACCTACGCGCAAGCACCCGCTCCGATCACCAAAGGCAAGAAATTCGTATTCTGGGCGCATGTAACAAGCGGTACTGCACCAACGTTGAACGTCAACGCTCAAGGGGCGAAGTCGCTGCTTCGTCCAGATGGCTCGGCTCTGCTTCTCGGTGATATTCAGGCGAACACGGTCGTTATCGCCCACTACGATGGCACGGCTTTCCGTGTTGCGAACCCCGATGGTCTTGATGCAGGCCAACTCATCGCTGGCACGGTTACTGATGATCGATTGCCTACGACACAGACTGGTAAAACGTTCACATCGGCAACTACTGTCAGCGGCGATATCCTGTCAGTCGATCACGACACATCGCCGCAAATCTTCCTTCGCAAGAAGACAGGCACGATCAATCGTGGTCAGATTTCCGCTAACATCGCTGGTTCAGCCGTTACGATCCAGACCTATAACGCTGCTGGCGTCGCAACTCAGAAACTAGATATTCCCGAGACCGGCAATATGCAGTTTGCCGGTGCAACTGTTTGGACCGCTGGTAACGACGGTGCTGGCTCTACGCTTGATGCAGATTTGCTCGATGGTTATCACGCAACTGCGCTTCCCGTATCGACGCTTCAGCAAACGGCTCTCGATCTCAAAGCGAACCTTGCGTCTCCTGCGCTAACAGGCACCCCAACCGCTCCAACAGCAACCGCCGGAACCAATACCACGCAATTGGCGACAACTGCCTATGTGTCGGCTGCTGTCGATGCAATTATAGGAGTTGCCGCTGGCGCAATCGCACCATTCGCTATGGTCACACCGCCCGCCGGTTGGATGAAGTGTAACGGCGCGGCAGTTAGCCGATCAACGTATGCGGCTCTATTCACGGCCATCGGTACGTCATGGGGTGTTGGTAATGGTACCACGACATTCAACGTTCCCGATCTACGCGGCTACTTCCTTAGAGGACTGGATGACGGACGAGGTGTCGATACAGGTCGCGCTTTCGGTACTGCGCAAGAAGACGCCATGCAGGGCCACCGGCACGACATGCTTGGAAGTGAAACGCCAACCTCGGCTGGTGGTTCTGGGAATGCTGCACCACAGTACCGCACCGGCTCGTCTGCAACAACAAGGGACCCCGTAACCGATGGGGTCAATGGAACCCCGCGTACCGCTGCTGAGACCCGTCCAAAGAACATCGCGTTGCCGTTCTTCATCAAGTTCTAAGAACCAATCGATATTGGCCGGAGCCTTCGTCGGAAAGCAGCAAAAACCCTTGCGCTGCAACGCTTTAAAAAAAGTAGTGTAAACCGCATTTAGCACTTATGTGCTCTTCTACACCACCAAGCGCGTCGGCGGCGGGGTGCAGAATTTCGAGGCGATCAAGGTGGTGAAGTTTGCTGCGAGCTGACGCTCAGTGAGTAGCGGGTAGTGATAGGTGAGTAGGGGCGGCCGGTTGGCTGCCCCTTTCACATCACTGCTCACTACCGACTAACCAGTACTCACTCAATCATCCCCAGGATCCCCATGACCTACGCCCAAACCACTCCGCCTTCGGCGGAGCCGCTGACGCTTGCCGAGGTGAAGGCGCATCTGCGCATCGATGGAAGCGACGAGGATGCGCTGCTGGCCTCGCTGATCCGGACCGCCCGCGAACATCTGGAGCGGGAGACGGGGCTTTGCCTGATGTCTCAGGCGTGGCGGCTTTATCTCGACCGCTGGCCGGCCGATGGCATCATCCGGATATCGAGATCGCCGGTGCAAGAGATTCAGAACGTTACGGTTTACGACGCGGACGGGACGGCGCTTGAAGTTCCACTGGAAGATCATCTGCTCGACGGCGAAGGCCGGCCGGCGCGGCTTTGGCTGCGGCATCCACCGGAGCCGGGCAGATCCGTCAACGGTATCGAGATCGACTTTTCGGCCGGCTTCGGCGAGGCGGGAACCGATGTGCCGGATACGCTGAAGCGGGCGATGTCGATCCATATCGGCCATATGTTCGCTTTCCGCGGCGTCGTTTCGCCGGAGAACCAGCCGGCCGGCATTCCCGACGGCTACGAGCGGCTGGTCGCGCCGTTCCGGATGCGGAGGCTCTGATGGTGCTGTTCTTCGATCCGGGGTCGATGACTGCCAGGCTCGACCTCGAGGCACCGGAGAAGGTGCCGGACGGGCAAGGCGGCGCGGCGGTGACCTGGGAGGTGACGGCGACGCTCTGGGCGCGGATCGAGCCGGTCTCGTTTGTGGTTGACGAACAGGCGGCGGCCGAGGGCGGCACGATCAGCCACCGCATCTGGGTGCGGTTCCGCGACGACATTTCAGCCGGCCAGCGGTTTCGTAAAGGTGCACGGGTCTTCCTGGTGAAGCTGGTGCACGACCCGGACGAGACGCGGCGTTATCTCGTCTGCCAATGCGAGGAGGAGGCCCGATGACGGCGGGAAACGCGCTTCTGCAAGCGATCCACCAAGTCCTCTCCGGCGATGCGGCGCTGGCTGCGATCGTCGGCGCCGACGGCATCCGCGACCGGTTGCTGCCGCGGGCAAAGCTGCCCTGCGTGGTATTCGGCGAGATGGAGACACGGGATTTCTCGACCGCCAGCGAGGCCGGCGAGGAACATCTTCTGGTGCTGGAAATCTGGTCCGACGGCGAGGGGCGGCGACGGGCGCAGGAGATCGCCGGATTGGTGTACGCCCTGTTGCATGATGCGGCGCTGGCGCTGGAGGGGGCGGTGCTGGTGAACCTGCAGCAGGTGAGCATGCGGACGCGGCGGGAGCCGAAGTCGAAGTTCTATCTGGCGGAGATGCGGTTTCGGGCGGTGACGGAGTGATGGGGTCACTCGGATTGTTCGTTGAATAACGCGAGGAGAATGTATATACAATGAATGTACATTGTGGATCCTGGGGTTATGGTAGCACTTCGAAAAAACGAAACGATCAATCTGCGGATAGATGCATCGACACGCGAGGTCATCGCCCGGGCGGCTGAGATCTCCGGCAAGTCGCTGACGGCGTTCATGACCGAAGCGGCCTTGGCCTCAGCCCAGAAAGAGCTTTTGGACCAACGGTTCATCGGCGTCGATGCCAGCGTCTTCGATGCTGTCGAGGATCTGCTCGCGGAACCCGCCCGCGCGAACGAGAAGCTTTCGGCCTTACTCAAGTCGAACCGGCAATGGCTCGACTGAGCCATGTATCGCAAACCGGCTCCGCTGAGCGAGCGCCACAATCTGGAAGACTTCGACAGCGGCAAGTCCGTGCTTGATACGTTCCTGAAGGAAATGGCGCTTCACAATCAAGCGCAGGGTTACACACGGACCTTCGTGATTGCCGATGCCGATTTTCGCGTCGTCGGTTACCATTCGCTTTGCGCCGGCATGATTTCTCGCGAACACGTGCCTCGACAGGTCAAGGGCCACCAGGCACCCGGCGAGATTCCGGTGGCATTGCTGGCTCGGCTTGCGGTGGACCGGAGGCACCATGGACAGGGGCTTGGCGGCGAACTTCTGAAGAATGCCCTATTGGCCGTGGTTGCAACCTCGGAAGTGGTCGCCTTTCGGGCCGTCATGGTTCATGCACTCGACGACGAGGCAACAGGGTTTTACCTCAGATACGGTTTCCGACAGGCCAAGGGACTGGACCGAACCTTGCTGCTGCCGGTCAAGGATATCGCCGCGTCAGTTGGCAATTAAGCGGCCGTCCGCGCATTCGCCTTCCTCACCAGCCCCACCAGCAGCAGCACCAAGACCAGCGAGATGGCTGACAGCACGGCTCCCGTGACCAGGGCGGCGGTGGCGCCGGCGCGGTCGAGGAGGGCGGTGAAGATGACCGGGGCAGCGGCATTGGCGAGGTTCTGCGGCAGCGACAGGCGGGCGGATTGCAGGCCGAATTCACGCGGCGAGAAGAGCGACAGCGGCAGCAGCGCGCGGGCGACCGCGAGCACGCCGGTACCGAAGCCATAGAGCACCATGAACACCACCAGGACCGGGGCAGAGGACGTGACGGTCGCAGCGAGCAGGAAGCTGAAGAGAACCAGGGCGGTGCCGACGAGCGACGTGAGAAGCGCATTGCCGCGTCTGCCGAGAGCCATGTCGACGAAGCGGGCGGAGACGCCGATCGCGCCGCGCGCCGAGCCCAGCTGCAGCGCAAGCGCCGGCGAGGCGCCGGCCTGTTGCAGGAGAGCCAGCAACGAAGGCGACAGGCCGAAGCTGATGAACGAGCTGATCGCGGTGGCGGCAGCCACCAGGAAGAAGGCGCGGCGGCGTTCCGGCGGCGTGAAATCGACAGGGACCGTATCCGTGGCCTGAGCTTGCTCGCTCCGGTCGATCGGTTTCGGCAGGCCGAACAGATAGAGCGGCAGGCAGACGAAGATCTGCAGCGCGGCGGAGAGCACAAACGTCATCCGCCAGCCGACGAGATCGTTCATCAAGGCCAGAACCGGCCAGAAAATGGTCGCCGAAAGCCCGGTGAACAGCATGAGGATGGCGATGATGCGCTTGCCATCCAGGCCCTCCCGTTCGACGACCGCGGTATAGGCCGGTGCCGACAGGCCGAGCGCGCCGCCGATGCCGATGACGATCCAGGCAAGCCCATAGACGAGGACCTCGTGGGCGCTCGCGAGCAGCAGCAGGCCGATCGCGAAGAGGACGGAGGCGCTTGCCATGACTTTTGCGGCACCATGGCGGCCGAGCAGCCGGCCGGTCGCGGGACCGGCCAGCGCGCTGACCAGCATCATGATCGACAGGCCGAAGAACACGACTTCGTTCGGAAGGTTCAGTTCCGGCGCGACGATGCGGCCCATCACCCCGAGCATGTCGAAGGTCGTGCCCCAGGAGATGATCTGGGTAACGGCGAGCACGGCGATCGTCTGCACCGAGCGCAGCGGGAGAATTTTGGGCATTGCGGCGGGAAGCATTCGCGAAACGGATGTGAGCGCCCGACGCTCTAGCACCGCTTCCGGAGGTACGGAAGCGACAATCCGACAACACAGGAAAGGACTTCCAGATGGTGGCGCAGAAGGGCAAGGACCTGCTCTTGAAGATCGACAATGACGGCGCGTTCCTGACGGTGGCGGGGCTGCGCTCGAAGCGGCTCGCCTTCAATGCCGAGACCGTCGATATCACCGATGCCGAGAGCGCCGGGCGCTGGCGCGAGCTTTTGGGCGGCGCTGGCGTGCAGCGCGCTTCTCTGACCGGCGGCGGCATTTTCAAGGACCAGGAAAGCGATGCGCTGGTGCGGGCGGCGTTCTTTGCCGGCAGCATTCTTGTCTGGCAGATCCTGATCCCCGCCTTCGGCTCGGTGACCGGACCGTTCCAGGTGACGGCGCTCGAATATTCCGGAGAGCACAATGGCGAGATCCGCTTCGAGCTAGCGCTGGAATCGGCGGGCAGCCTGACCTTCGGAGCGCTCTGATGCAGGGCGCACGGGCAAACCGCAGGCGCGGCGAGGTGGAGGCGGTGATCGACGGCGAGCGCCGCCTTCTCTGCCTGACGCTGGGCGCATTGGCGGAGCTGGAAACTGCGTTCTCCGTCGGCGACCTCAATGGGCTGGCGGACCGGTTTTCCTCCGGACGGCTGAAGGCGGCGGACATGATCCGGCTGATCGGTGCCGGCCTGAGGGGTGGCGGCAATCTCTATTCCGACGACGAGGTGGCGGCGATGAGCGTCGAGGGCGGAATTTTAGGCTACGCGCGGATTGTCGGCGATCTGCTGGCGGCGACGTTTGGAGCGCCGGGCGGAGAGGCCGCGGCAAACCCTTGAGTGCCGCAGCGGGCATCGGAGCAGTCGCAGGGGGAACTTCGAACGGGTTCTCTGCCGCAACCGCGATCGAAGAGCCGAGGCGACCGTTTCCTTGGGATGCGGTGATGCATGCCGGTCTTTGCCTGCTGCGGCTTCCGCCGAAGGATTTCTGGGCGCTGACGCCGGTCGAGTTTTCCGCGATGGCCGGTGGGCTGAAGGGACGTGGCGCGGGCATGGAGAGGGCGGAGCTGGACGCGCTGATGCGGGCGTTTCCGGATAGGTGAGTTAGGGCCGCGGCGACGAAACGGGAGTGCACCATGGAAGACGATAATAGTTTGGCAGGCACCCTGTCCGGCGCGGAGGCGCTGACCGGCGTGATGGCGGATCTCGAAGTGCGTTCGCAGCGCTTCGGCGCGGCGCTGACCGGGGCGCTCAGGTCCGCGACGACAGGCGGACGCGGGCTTGAGGACGTACTCAAGGGGCTCGGCAACCGGCTTTCGGACATCGCGCTTTCCGCTGGCCTCAGGCCGCTCGAAAACATGCTGGGCAAGGCGATCGGCGGGCTTGTCGGGTCGGTGACGCCGTTTGCCGACGGTGGTGTCGTGCGCTCCCCGAGCTTCTTCCCGATGGGCGGCGACATGGGCCTGATGGGCGAGGCGGGGGCGGAAGCGATCCTGCCGCTGAGACGCGGGCCGGACGGGGTGCTCGGCGTAGCGGCGGCCGGCAGCGGCGGCCCGCAGATCGTCTTCAACGTGACGGCGGGCGACGCGGCGAGCTTCCGGAAAAGCGAAGGGCAGATTTCCGCCATGCTGGCGCGCAGTGTTTCGCGCGGCCGGCGTGGCTTGTGACGATAATTTTGTGAGGAAAAGATGAGCGGTTTTCACGAGGTTCGGTTCCCGTTGCGCCTGGCGCTCGGAGCAACCGGCGGTCCGGTGCGGCGCACCGATATCGTCAACCTTTCCAACGGGCGCGAAAAGCGCAACCAGCGCTGGCGGGATTCAAGGCGCAGCTATGATGCCGGTTCGGGGGTGAAATCGCTCGCCGATCTTTATGCGGTGCTGGAATTTTTCGAGGCGCGGGGCGGGCAGCTTTACGGATTCCGGTTCCGCGATCCGGTCGACTGGAAATCCTGCGCACCGGGCGAGGTTGCGTCGGCAACCGATCAGGTGATCGGCACGGGCGACGGGGAGACCGTGGCATTCCAGCTCGTCAAAACCTATGCGGATGGCGGCGGGAGCTGGAAGAGGCGGATCGCCAAACCGGTTGCCGGAACAGTCGTGGTGTCGGTGAACGGCGTCGCAGAACCGGCGGAGGCCTGGTCCGTCGATGTGACGACGGGGATCGTCACCTTTGCCGCCGGCCATGTTCCGTCGGTCGGGGCGGCGGTGCGGGCGGGTTACGAATTCGACGTGCCGGTGCGGTTCGACACCGACCGGATCGATGTCAACCTCGCGCATTTCGATGCGGGGCATATTCCGACCATTCCGCTGACGGAGGTTTTGGCATGAGAACTGTACCGGCCGATCTGGCCGAACATCTGGCGCGGGAGACGACGACCACCTGCCATGCATGGAGGGTGACGCGGCGTGACGGCACTGTGCTGGGTTTTACCGAGCACGATCATGACCTGACATTCGGCGACACGACCTTCCTGGCGGCGAGCGGGTTTTCGGCAAGCGAGGCAGAAGCGGCAACGGGGCTTTCGGCGGGTGCCGACGAGGTGGCCGGTGGGTTTTCGAATGCGGCGATCCGCGAGCAGGATTTGGCGACCGGCAGGTATGACGGTGCGCGGGTGGAGCTGTTTCTCGTCAACTGGGCGGCGGCGGATCAGCATGTTATCCTGAACGTGCGGGAGATCGGCGAGGTTTCCCGTGCCGGCGGGCAGTTTCGGGCGGAGTTGCGCAGTCTGGCGCATCGGCTGAGCCAGCCGCAGGGGCGCGTCTACAACCGACGCTGTGACGCGAGCCTCGGGGATGCACGCTGTGGCGTAGACCTCGATCTGTGGCGGGGTGAGGGGGCGGTGATCGCGGTGCGAGATACGAGCCGGATCGTCGTTTCGGGGCTCGGCGGTTTCGAGGGCGGTTTCTTCCGGCAGGGTGTGCTGACGTTTTCCGGCGGCGTGACGGTGGATGTCGAGGCCCACGAAAAGCAGGCGGATGGTTCGGTCGAGCTGACTTTCTGGCTGCCACTGGAAGTGTCGGTCGTGGCGGGCCACACATTCACGGTGACCGCGGGCTGCGACAAGTCGTTTGCGACCTGCAGGGCGCGCTTTGCCAACCATCTGAATTTCCGCGGCTTTCCGCATGTGCCGGGCGCGGATTTCGCCTATTCCTATGCCGACGGGGAGCGGGTCCATGACGGAGGCCCGATCTTCCAATGAGCGGGCAGGGCGAGCGGGTCGTGGCGCTGGCCGAGGGATGGATCGGCACGCCCTACCGGCACCAGGGCGCGCTGAAGGGCGTCGGTTGTGATTGCATCGGGCTCATCCGCGGGATCTGGCGCGAGCTTTATGGCGAGGAGCCGGAGGCGGCGCCGGCCTATGCGCCCGACTGGGCGGAGCGGAGCGGTGAGGACCGGCTGATGGACGCGGCCTTGCGGCTCTTCGGGCCGGCGATGCAGATGAGTGAGGCGGAGCCGGGCGACATCCTGCTATTTCGATGGCGGCCGGAGTGTGCGGCGAAACATGCCGGGGTGTTGGCCGGGCCGCAGCATTTCATCCATGCCTATGAGCAATCGGCCGTGACGCGTTCGGCGCTGGTGCCATCGTGGCGGCGGCGGGTTGCGGGCGTGTATCGGTTTCCAACCCGAACTTGAAAAAATCCTGGCTTGGGATATCTTCTGGAGTGGTGAGCGGAGTTGCTGCTCCGCCCACCGTTTGCTTATCTGTTGAAATTGATCCGGACGGAGAAAGACCAGCCCGTCCGGGTCACCTTAAAGATAAGCGTAATGCCAATCGGCCTGAGCCTCATCACATTACCTCCACTTTCGAGAGCAAGGCCTTTGCCTGGGTCGGCGCGGCCTATCCTCGCCGATACGCCGGCTGGCGCGGCGCGTGCTGCTTCTGCTCCCGAATTTTCTGGACGCTATCACAATCTGAGCGAGCATCCAGTGGCGACGCTGGGCGGCGGCGAGGTATTTCCATGGCCACTATCCTTTTCCAGGCGGCGGGGGCGGCGCTCGGCAGTGTGTTCGGTCCGGTCGGCGCCATCATCGGGCGGGCGGCGGGTGCGTTGGCCGGCAGCATGGTCGACCGGGCGCTGATCGGCGGCAGCGGCACGACGATCTCCGGGCCTCGGCTTGCGACTGCACGCATCCCGGGTGCGGACGAGGGTACGGCGATCAACCGCATCTATGGGACGGCGCGGATCGGCGGCACGCTGATCTGGGCGACGCGTTTCGAGGAAGAGGTGACGCGCGAGCGCTCCGGCGGCAAGGCAACGAGCGGGCCGCGGGTGGAGACGTTCCGCTATTTCGCCAACCTGGCGGTCGGGCTCTGCGAGGGGCCGATCGCGGGCGTGCGGCGGGTCTGGGCCGATGGACGAGAACTCGATGTGACGGCGATCGAGATGCGGGTCTATCGTGGCGACGGGGAGCAATTGCCCGATCCGCTGATCGAGGCGAAGCAGGGCGAGGGCAACGCGCCGGCCTATCGCGGGCTGGCCTATGTCGTGTTCGAACGGCTGCCGCTCGACAGTTTCGGCAACCGCATCCCGCTCCTGCAGTTCGAGGTGCTCCGGCCGGTCGGCAGGCTCGAAGAGCAGATCCGTGCCGTGACGATCATTCCGGGCGCGACCGAACATGGTTACGCGACCGTGCCGGTGACGGAGAAGACCGGCGAGGGCAGCGCGCGTATTCTCAATCGCCACACGCTGGCATCCGGAATCGACTGGCAGGCGTCGCTCGACGAGTTGCAGGCGCTCTGCCCGAACCTCGAACGGGTGGCGCTGGTGGTCTCCTGGTTCGGGACTGACCTCAGGGCAGGGCATTGCCGGGTCGTGCCGGGCGTCGAGGTGCCCGAGCGGTGGGAGGAGAGCTCGGAGTGGTCAGTGGCGGGGATGTCGCGCGGCGGCGCGCATCTGGTGAGCCAGGCCGGCGGACCGGCCTTCGGCGGCACGCCGAGCGATGCGAGCGTGGCGCAGGCGATTGCGGATCTCAAGGCGCGTGGGCTGAAGGTCTATCTCTATCCGTTCGTGATGATGGATATTCCGCCCGGCAACGGCCGGCCGGATCCCTATGGCGGAATGGAGCAGGCGGCCTTTCCCTGGCGTGGGCGGATCACCTGTTTTCCGCTGTCGGCGGATAGGACTGCGGATGTGCGGGCGCAGGTGGAGGCTTTCAGCGCTGGTTCCGAGGGGTATCGGCGCATGGTTCTGCATTATGCCGGCCTTGCGGCAGCCACGGGCGGTGTCGATGGCTTCATTCTCGGCTCGGAGCTGCGCGGGCTGACGCAATTGCGCGACGAGGCGGGGACCTTCCCTTTCGTGCAGGAACTGGTTCGGCTGGCGGCGAATGTCCGGGCGATCGTCGGGCCGCAGACGAAGCTGACCTATGGCGCCGACTGGAGCGAGTATTTCGGCTACCATCCGCAGGATGGGTCGGGCGAGGTGCATTTCCATCTCGATCCGCTCTGGGCCTCGGCGAACATCGACGCGGTCGGCATCGACAACTACATGCCGCTCGGGGATTGGCGCGACGAGGATCTTTCGGCGGACAATCCGGATGGTTTTCGTCTCGCAGATGACCGCCAGGCGATGGCGGCGCAGATCGCCGCCGGCGAGGGTTTCGACTGGTATTATGCGAGCAACGCGGACCGGCGGAACCGGCTGCGATCGCCGATCAGCGATGGGCTGGCGGGGAAACCTTGGGTCTATCGTTACAAGGACCTGCTGGGCTGGTGGTCGAACCCGCATCACGACCGTGTGGACGGTGCCGAGAATACAATGCCCACGGCCTGGATCCCCGGCATGAAGCCGATCTGGTTCACCGAACTCGGGTGCCCGGCGGTCGACAAGGGCGCCAATCAGCCGAACGTCTTTACCGACCCGAAATCGGCGGAAAGCGCGCTGCCCTATTTCTCGAGCGGCGGTCGGTCGGACAGCATGCAGCGACGGTTCCTGGAAGCGCATCATGGCTGGTGGCAGGGCGACGCGCCGCCGGCGGGAATGGTCGATCCGGACCACGTCTTCGTCTGGACCTGGGATGCACGGCCTGTTCCGGCTTTTCCCGGCGATCTTTCCGCCTGGAGCGATGGCGGCAACTGGCGCACGGGCCATTGGCTCAATGGCCGGCTGGGAGGAACGACGCTTGCCGATGCCATCGCCGCGATCCTGACCGAGCATGGTTTTGAAGATTTCGACGTTTCGGAAGTGAGCGGCGACCTGACCGGCTACGTGCAGGGAGAGGTGACCTCCGCGCGAGCGCTTCTGGAGCCGTTGCTCGAGGTCTTTCTGGTAGATGTCGCCGAAGACGGCGGCAGGCTGCGCTTTCGCTCGCGGTTGACGGCGAGCCTGGCGGCGAAGGAGATCGCCGTCATTGCCGATATCGAGGATGAGCCGCTGTGGTCGGAAAACCGGGGGCATGACAGCGATTTTGCGGCGGAGGCGGTGCTGACCTCCTACAATCCGAGCCTGGACTACGAACAGGCGGGCGTGCAGCCGCGGCGGGCGCGGGCGGAAAGCCAGCGCATCCTGAGCTACGACCTGCCTGCCGTGCTGCCGGAGGAGACGTCGCTCGGTGCAGTCGAGACGCTGCTGCGCACCCACAGGGTTGCGAGGCGGTCGTTGAGTTTCGCGCTTTCGCCGGCGGATATTACCGTCGAGCCCGGCGATGCGGTGCGGCTGGCCCTGCCGGATGCCGTTGGCCCGGAGGGGACGTTCATTGTCGAGCGGATCGAAGAGGGCGCGGCGCGGCGGATCGAGGCGCGTCACCACGCGCCGCTCGCGCCGTTGAACTATGCTGCCGGCGAGGGCCGCAGGAATGGCGGCAGCGCCGTGTCCGACGCATTTGCGCCTGTACTGCACTTTCTCGATCTGCCGCGGTTTAAGCCGGGCGAGGCAGCGGGTTTCGCCCGCGTTGCGGGCTTATGCCGGCCGTGGCGGCGGATCACGTTATCCTCTTCCGTGACGACGGAAGGGTATCGCACGCGTTCACTGCTCGACCGGCCGGCAAGGCTCGGCATCCTGGCGGCGCCCCTTTCGGGCGGTGTGATCGGGCGCTTCGATCGCGGTCCGGCCACGGAGATCGAGCTGTTTTTCGGCGGCTTGTCGTCGGTTGACGAGCAGGCGGTACTGAATGGCGAAAACCGTATTGCGGTGAAGGCACGGAACGGCGCCTGGGAAGTGGTCGGCTTTGCTTCAGCGGAAGAGGTCAGCCCGAATCGCTGGGCGCTGTCGAACCTGTTGCGCGGCCTGGCGGGGACCGAGGATGCCATGCTGGCGGGCGCCGCGGCCGGGGCAGCCGTCGTCGTGCTCGACGAGGCCGTTGTGCCGCTGGGACTGTCGGCGGAGGAGCGCGGCCTGGCCATGAACTGGCTGGCGGAGAGCCTGGGGCAGGCGGGAGGACGTTCCGGCCCGCATGGATTTGCGGGAGGCCTGCGCGCCGAGACGCCGCTCTCGCCGGTGCATTTCCGGGGCGAGCGGCAGGTCGGCGGCGATGCCCGGCTCACCTGGGTGAGGCGCGGCAGGGTCGAGGCGGACAATTGGGACGGGATCGAGATCCCGCTGGACGAGCCTGAGGAACGCTACCGGCTCGAGTTGCTGGACTGAACCATTGTCAGGCGCTCGGTCGAGGTAACAGAGCCCGCTTTCACCTATCCGGCGGCCGACGAGATTGCCGATTTCGGCGGTATCCGATCGAGCCTTTCTTTGCGGGTCCGGCAGATGGGACGGGCGGTTCCGCTCGGGGTCCCGGCCGAGGCGGTCGTTGTATTCTAGCTTGAACAAGGAGATGACAAATGGATGGCATGAAGGCGTGGTATCAGTCGAAGACGGTCTGGGGCGGGTTGATTGCGGTCGTCGCCTCGCTTCTGCAAGTCACTGGAATTCAGCTCGGAGCAGATGTCCAGGCGGACCTCGCAGAGCTTGCGGTGACGCTGGCGGGGGCTGCCGGTGGGTTTTTCGCGATCTACGGTCGTATCGCGGCCCAGACCGGAATCAGGGGAAAATAGCCGCATGAAGGAAAGCATTACGGACCATTCATTTGCCATTCAGCCGCCTTTGGCTACATAATCCATCACATGCTTTGGACATGAATCCTGTTTGTCTTGTGAGTGGAAATTGTAACCATGGCGCGACTGCCAATCATCGCGATACTGACCGCCGGCCTTGCCGGTTTCGCCGGCTTTTTGCCGGAAAAGGTCGGTGCGCGTGATTATCTCGTCCTCGTCGCAGGCGATTGCGGCTCGGCGGCGTCTCGCGTGGTTCGGGAAACCGGCGGCCAGCTTCTTTCCGCTCAGCCCTCCTCCGATGGCCAGACCTGTGTCGTGACGGTGCTCGTCCAAGGCGATGGCAATCAAAGACCGCGCAAGGTAACCGTCAGGGTTCCGATGTAA